TAATTTTTATTGACATAAGGAGTGAAATATAGTATTATTCGATACTAATGTTGAGTTAAGAACCATTTTTCGATATTTTTGCGAGGTTAATTATGAAAATTTCTGATAGTACAATTTCTGTTTTGAAGAACTTCTCTTCAATCAATCAAAACATTCTTGTGAACGAGGGTAGTACACTCAAGACTATCTCACCACAAAAGACCGTGATGGCAATCGCTGAAGTGAAAGACAAGTTTGATCGTTCATTTGCCATTTATGATCTCAATCAGTTTCTCAGCGCGGTAAGTCTTTTTGATAAACCAGATTATGAGTTTGAAGATAGTAGTGTTGTTGTTGCAAATGGTAAGTCTTCAATTCGTTATTTCTTTGCTGATAAGAATATGATTTCAACTCCGCCAGAGAAGGCAATCTCATTGCCTGATGTAAAGGTTGAGTTTGAACTTCCCAATGATGTCTTTAAGTCAACTATGCAAGCAGCCAGTGTATTGCAAGCACCACATTGGTCTGTTGTTGGTGATGGAAAGCAAATTGTTATTGAAGTTGGCGATTCAAAGAACAACACCTCTAATAAGTATAATGTTACTGTAGGGGAAACCAGTGAAGAATTTAATATGGTGTTCAAGGTTGAAAACCTAAAGATGATGGCAAACGATTATACTGTTCGGATCTCCTCTAAAGGAATCAGTCAGTTTTCAACAGAAAAGGGAGCACTTGAATACTACATCGCCACTGAATCCCGCTAATTGAAAGGTGCTTTATATTATGAATGAGAATGAATTGTGGGTGGAGAAGTATAGACCTTCTCGTATAGATGATTGTATTCTTCCAACAGAACTCAAGACTACATTTGCTGAATTTGTAAAACAGAACTACGTACCAAATCTCCTATTGAGTGGTGGTCCTGGTGTTGGCAAAACAACAGTAGCTCGAGCTATGTTGGAAGAATGCGGATTTGATTATATCATTATCAATGGTTCGATGAAGGGTAATATCGACACATTGAGAAATGAAATTCAAAACTTTGCTTCCACTGTATCTCTTTCTGGTTCACGAAAATACGTAATCCTTGATGAGGCTGACTATCTCAATCCTCAGTCAACTCAGCCAGCATTGCGTAACTTCATGGAGGAGTTCAGTAAGAATTGTGGGTTTATTATGACCTGCAATTTTAAGAATAGAATTATTGAACCTCTTCATTCTCGCTGCTCTGTAATTGAATTTAAGATTGGTAACAAGGACAAGCCAGAAATTGCTTCACAGTTTATGAAGCGTGTGGAAACGGTTCTTAACCAAGAGCAGATTTCATTTGACAAGAAAGTAGTAGCAAATCTAATCATGAAACATTTTCCTGATTGGAGGAGAGTATTAAATGAATTGCAGCGGTACTCAGCTTCAGGGAGTATCGATACGGGCATTCTTGTCAATATGGATGATGATAATTACAAGACTCTTGTTTCCCATTTGAAAAATCGTAAATTCAATGATATGCGTAAGTGGGTTGGCAACAATGCTGATATTGAACCAACTGTGTTGTATAGAAAATTATATGACACATCATCTGAAATGATGGTTGAGAGATCAATTCCTCGTCTTGTTCTTTTGATTGCTGACTATTCGTATAAGTCAGCATTTGTTTCTGACCATGAAGTTAATCTTGTTGCTTGCCTGACGGAGATCATGGCTGATTGTGAGTTCAAATGAAAAAAACATTAGTTCTTGGCAACGGAAAATCAAGGATTGGATTTCCAATTCCAAAGGGTGTATCAACATATGGTTGTAATGCAATCTATAGAGATATGAATGTTGATAATCTTGTTTCAGTAGATGTTGCTATGCAACACGAAATTTATAGATCAGAATATTGTAAAGATAATGTTTGTTTCTTTCCACAATGGGACATTCTCTCTTATGAACAAGCACAGGAAATCAAATCCCAACATCAAGGAGAAATTGATGAATGGGGGAATGAGAGTGAGAACTGTAGTATCTCTGGTAAAGGAAATACGCTATATGTTTCTTGGCTGTATGATGATTCTGTAATTACGATTGATCAATCATACATGTCAGCTGGGACAACAGCGTTGCAGTTAGCAATCAAACATGGATACACACAAATCTATCTAACTGGTTTTGATATTGAAAATTCTGATAATATCTACCTTGGCTCATTGAACTATGAAAATTCATCGCCAAACTTAGACTGGTATCAGGAGCATATGAAAACATATGTAGAGAACGAAAAGGTTTCTTTCTATCCTGTTGACTGTCTGATGCAAGAGATAATTTTACCAAACGTAAATCAAATTACAGTTGACACGTTCTTAGGCATGACAAAATGAATCCGTTTGATTATGTGAATGCAATCAACTCCGGCAAAGATATCATGACTGGAACTGAGAACGACCAACTTGCAGAGAAGGGATACAACCCATACATAACAAACCGACAGTTCTCTTATTTTGCTGAGACTGCTCTTGCAGCAAACGAAATGAACTTCAGACACCACCTAGACAATAAACTTCAATTCTCGTTTTATATAAATATTGTGCGTCCAAAGAAGCGTTATGCTAAATGGGCAAAAACAGAACATGACGATGATCTTGAGCTAGTAGCAGAGTATTTTGGTTATAGCTATGAAAAAACAAAACAGATCATGGATATATTGTCTGATGAACAATTCGATGAAATAAAAATAAAAATGCAAAAAGGTGGATTGAAAAAATGAGTTTTGACATAAACAACCTAGTCGAAGTGACTTTAAACAACGATGATGATTTTCTTAAAGTTCGAGAAACTCTAACTCGCATTGGCGTAGCTTCAAAAAAAGAAAAGATCCTGTATCAGTCTTGCCATATTCTCCATAAGCAAGGTCGTTACTTCATTGTCCATTTCAAAGAGCTCTTCGCTCTCGATGGAAAACCATCCAACATTTCAGAGTCTGATATTGCCCGAAGAAACACGATCACAAACCTACTGAAAGAGTGGGATCTCGTGAATATTGTTAGAAATGCGGAGACTGAAAATCCCATAGCACCAATCAGTCAAATCAAGGTGTTGCCTTTCAAGGATAAGGATGAATGGGAGTTGGTCGCAAAATACAATATTGGAAAACGCAAAAAAACCGCCTAACTTGTTGATTTTGTTAATAAAAAAAAGTTTTGTTTGTTTTCAATAACTTACCTAGAGTTTGGTCTAAGTTGTTGTTTTCAAACAAATCTTTTTTGTTGTCTTTTTAATCGAAATATGCTAGAATGTGTATATGATGATTAAGGAGACAGATAACATGTATACCGAAGCCCAAGAGCGCGAAGATCTCGCCCTCTACATCTATGAGGGTCACAAGGACGCTTTCGGCGTCAAGGGTCGCCACTACGACTTCGATGCTATGAGCCTCGAGGATCTGCGGTCCGAAGCCGCCTACATCGAGCGGTCAATCGAAAAATCGATTGCTGCCGAACAGGCTGCTGAAGCTCAGGCTCTCGAAGAGTTTGAGCATTGCGTTGCCGAGACCATCCGCTACGGCGCTGGTGATCGGCGGACCGCTCTCCGTTGGATGACGCAGGGCGAGACGTTCTATCACAGCCAGAACGTTGAGCACTGGGTTTGGAACCAGGGCATCTTGTTCACCGACTACGGCCGTGAGCTCGTAAAAGAGCTGATGGATATCGTCACCTTTACGGAGTATTGATTCATGAAATGGAGTGATCTAAAGGAAGCGCCCGAGTACAAGACATACGAGGAGTATGTCAAGTCTCGAAAAGACTTCGGTCTTGGTGTTATGCCTATTTCGTTGTTCAAGAAATTACAGGAGAAGAAATGATGCGTACAGTGAAAGTTGCATCCGCTGGTCGGCTGTTCGATGGGTCTCCCTCCATGGGCACTCTGGTAGATGAGGGTATTCTGACTAAGGAGTACTTTTATAACTGGGCCGCCGATGGAATGGATATTCGCTGGACTAACGTCTCTGAAGACGTGATCGTTGAGAACGACTATGAAACGATTCGCCCTGGTGAATCTGTCTACTGGGAGAAATAAACAAACTTAAATTGTAACCTATTGAAAACAAACAAAACTTTTTTTGAAAAAAAATATTTAATGTTTTCAATAGGTTACAGTTAAAACATTGATTTTAAACAAATCTTTTTTGTTGTCTTTTTAATCGAAACGAGATAAGATGTATATATGATGAAAAGGAGAAAACACATGGATTACGTCGAAAACTGCTTCTTCGAAAAGGAATGCCTCGCTGCTGTCAAAGGCATTTTGAGCGATCCCTACTGGGCTGGTGGTTCGTTGTTTGGTGTTGGCACCGCCGACGACGCTATCAACGCCCAGGTCAAACTCTTGACGCTGGGTTATGAGATGCAGGTTCAAGTCACCCGCCAGGTTGAACTGGACGCCTTTACCGCCGAATACGGTTTTGACTTCGTCTAAAAACAAAGGAGACACTTATGAGCAATGATTATTTTTCGATTGGATATGAGTCTGAGGCTTCCTGGGGCAATTCCCGCCAGTCGCAGGTGATTCTTCCCATCCCTGAGAACAAGCGTGAGATACCCTGTGATGGTTGCTCCCATGCTGCTAAGTGCGAAGATGGGTTCCTGGAGTGCTCTGCCTTCCGTAACTGGGCTTTGACTGGCGACTATAAAAATTCAGACGTTCAGCGGTATATCCGCGCCGCGAAATAAATTTTAACGAAGGGGATTACTGGAGCCTTCGGGTTAGGGTTAAGAGCCACTGAAAATCCCCTTTTGTTAAAAAAACACTTGATTTATTTCTGAATATAAGTTAAAATTTATATATGATGAGAAAAGGAGATATATCATGATTTACAACTATACCGACCATATGGAAATCCCTTCCACGATTTCTGGCTACTTGATGACCGTCGCTGATATCGACAACATC